TCATTTGTTCCCCGCGAGGTGGGCGTGGCGCCGCCTGGTGGCTGCCAGCATCCGCTTTTCGGTGCGCTTGGCGTAGCCCTCGTAGGCACGGCTGCGGTGGGCGCTGAGGGCGCGGCCCTGGCCATCGGTCAGCTCCGCCTCCTCGAGCTCGGTCATGCCGCCGTGGCGGCAGGCGTCGAGGCTGAAGGTCTTGGGGAGGCCGGCGGCGTCGGCGACCTGGCGCACCAGCTGGGCGAACCGGGTCGGGGAATAGATGGTGCCCTCGGGCCGCAGGATGACCGGCAGGCCTCGCCGGGGGGTTTTTGCGAGTACAGCCTCGGCGTCGGCGTAGAAGAGCGTCACAGCGCCATCTGTGGCGATTTCCTGCAGCGGGTGCATCACCATCTGCCCGGTCTTGTGGTGTTCGATCCGGATATGGTCGGGGTGGCTCTTGCCGCGATAATCCGGCCAGCGGACGTAGCCGGACAGCACGTTCTCGGGCCGCTGCAGCCACTCAAAGCAGATTACCGCCGCGGCGCCGACTTCTGGTCGCCCGATCTCGATCGCCTTCCAGGCGAAGGCGTAGACGTCGTTGCGATCGTGCGCCGGCTTCACCTCCTTGACGCGGCTGACCAGTTGCACCCCCACCCAGGGGTTCGGCACGTCGCGTCGGAACTCCCGCGGGTGGTGCGGCTGCATCAGCCGCCAGACGGTCTTGAGGTACATCACCGCCTTCTCGCCCTGGCGGTAACGGCCGCCGGCGATGACCCAGCTGTAGAGCTTCTCGGCGGCCGCCGGCGTGACGCTGGCCACCGGCAACTCGCCGAAGCTGCCGCCGGCCTTCAGCGGGTAGGAGAGGCAGTGATCGAGCAGGTTGCGATAGTCGGGCCGCGCGCGCTCGCTCACCCGGCGCTTGAACGTGTCGCTGTTGAGGTACGATTCGACCAGCCAGGCGACGGATCCGTGCGGCGCATAGCGGCGGATGCGGCCGATCGACCTTCCGCCACCTTCGCGCCACTCGTCGAACTGGGCGTTGTAGACGCCGGCGGCGGCGTCGAGCTCCGGCTGGCGCAGATCCTGCCCCAGCACCTGGCTCTCGAAGGGCCAGCGGCGGCCGGCGGCCTCGGCCTGCTTGCGCCAGTAGGGTGGCGGGTTCCAGTAGAAGGCGGTGGCACCGGAGGCGAGGCGCTTGGCGATGACGAATCGCGGCAGCTCGATGGCCATGCTTACATGACCTCGGCGGCGTCCACGACGTCCATGTCCGCCGATTGCACGCCGATCGCCCGATCCAGATCGTCCCTCAGCCATAGCTTGCGCCGCCCGTCATTGACCCGGGGCTGAGGATATTCCGAACCGACACGCTTAAGGAAGGCGTCGACCGAGGGCTCGCCACAGTAGCCGGCGGCGTGGGAGGCGCCCATGCGGCGCGGCCAGGATCCGGCGGGGATGGCAGCGGGGCGGGTCATTCTGCTGGCGTCCGGATCATCCGGTGCCACTGGCGGTAGCCGGTCCGCTTGTCCAGCATCCGAGAGGGGCTTGGGGTGAAGCCTAGCGATTCGCCGGCTATGGCAATGCACGCGAGGACGTCAGCCGCTTCCTTCTCAAGCTCGAAGAGATTTGGCAGCCCTGAAGCTGGATCGCGTTCCGCCACACCCTGGATGATGCAGCGCGCGGCGCGCGCCGACAGTTCGTTGCACTCTTCGATGAGCTTGCCGAGGACGGCGAGACGCAGCTGATCCTGCTCCGGAAACCAAGGGTTGATCTCGCCCGTGCTCACGCCGCATCCTCCCATCTCCGCAGCCCCAGCTCCACCTTGAGGGCGCCGCGGAAGCTGTCCTCGGCCTCGTGCCAGCGAAGGGTGCGACGGAGGCGGGTGGGGACGCCACGCGGCAGCTGCGGGAAGGGGCACTGGCCGTTGGCCGCCGGTATCACGGTGAACCACTCGACGGTGGCGGCCAACTGGTCGGCTTCGTGCACGGCCGCGAGCACCGCCATGGATGGTGCCGGCACGTCGAAGGCGGTGCGGATGACGGCGTCGAGCCGCGCCTTCTCGGCTTCGATGTGTTTGTCGAGCCCGGGCACCCGCAGGCAAAGCAGCTTCACCGTTGGAGTGATGATGTCGCCCAGCAGGTATTCATGCGCGTCGTGCAGCAGGGCGTGGATGGCGTGGTCGGCGAGCTCGGGGTGCCGCAGCCGGAAGATGTTGTAGACGAGCTCGGAGTGCTGGGCGACGGCGACCGGCGTCTCGGTGCTGCCGCACCAGCGGTTGATCAGCGCCAGGCCGTGCGCCATCGCCTCGGCGGTGATAGTTGCCGGGTCGGGGTTCACCAGGTCGACTAAGCCGCTGAAGGTAGGGGAGAAGATTTGGTCTCGAAGCGACATCGGTTAAGCTTCCCCGGCTGAGGAGGTTCGGGGGATGATGGAAACGATCGTCGGAAGCCTTGCCGCCGGGTTCGCAGCGGCACTTTTCGGCCTCGCCGTGACGCGGCCGCGACTGTACCGGCGCATCGCGCTGGCGCTGTCGCTATTGGGAGTTTTCCTTGCCTCCATGGCGACGGCGTTCGCCGCAGGGCTCGTCGTCAGAGTTGAACCTGCCACGCCCTCCGCCGGCGATGTGATGAGGTTCGCGGGCATGATGATCGTCGGGATAGGCCTGCTGTCTCTGCTTGTGGTCGTTTCGTTCGTTGGGCAGGACCTGTCCGAGAAGAGGCGGGATAGGTAGCCTTCGTCGGTAAGGCCGAGGCCGTACCCGCCGACGAAGGCGCACGCGGTGCTCACCAGGGCGGGAAGCAAGTAGTGAAGGGGCCGGTCCATCATGCTGGCACCTCCGCCTCGAATTGCGTCGCCCATGGCGCGAACCCCATGCTGGCCGCGAGGGCATGCATCGGGGCGTTACCGACAAGACTGCCGAAGCCGATGCGGAAGGGCGCGGCGTGCGCCTGCAGCACTGCCTTGATCAGCGCTGTGCCGATGCCGCGGCGGCGGAACGGCGGCTCGACCCAGAGCAGGTCGATCCAGACGAAGTCGTGGCCGACACGGGGGTGCCAGAAGGTGGCGAAGCCGGCAGTTTCAGTGCCGTCGACGCCGATGACGGCGCAGGACTCGGCCCCCGACAATTCGCAGCGAAGGCTGAAGAACCCGCGGCGCTGACCTTCCCTCAGGCTGTCCGCAACCCAAGCAGCGATCTCCGGGTCGTCGTCGAGCTGGTCGATGATCCGGGCGCTCATGAGCATTCACCGGTCGCCTGTTTGTCACCCACGGCAACGTCTGCCGCCTTCGCTTCGCGGTCCCACTGATAGGCGACGTGTCGCTCAAGTCCGCCAGCGAGATGGCGCGCAAGCCCGATCGCGTCTTCGCGGCCACGGCCGGAAGATCGGGCATGGGTGCCGATCGCCGCGATAAGCATGTTGGCGGAAGCCTCCAGCACATGCAGCGAGTTGTGGCCATCGGCACAGGCGTTGAATGCCTGCATCAGGTTGGCGATTTCTGCTGGAAAGTCTGGGTCGCGAGTGACGGGCATCATGCGTTCCCCTTGGTCGGGTAGGATTGCGCCATCGCCGCGAGCTTCTCGGCCCGCCAGGCTTCGATCTCGGCCTGGAGCAGGTCCATGCGCCGCATGTCGTTGTCTGTGGGCTCGGTGCCAGCATCCAGCGTCGCCATGATGCTCGACCACAGATGCTCGGCGCCGGCCATGTAGGCGTCGCGCGCCGTCGCGAGCTTGGTGACGTCGGCCGTCTACGGGTAAATTTTTTGATGGATGCACCATGCGGCGAAGCCGCCGGCAATCAGCTTGCCCTCGTTGGCCAGCTTGTGGGTGATGTCGAGCGCGCGTTGCTCGACCGGTGTCATCCTCTCGCGCTTGCGCTTTGCCTCACCCATTTGCGGCGCCTTCCAAGCGTTCCGCGGTGGAACACTTCGACGTCCGAGCCCCACACTCGACCTGCAGGGCAAGCGCCACCGACGCGGCGAGGACCTCGGCCAAGCGGCAGAGCGGGGCGTTGGCCTGCGGCGTGATGGTGGGCAGCAGGGCGCGGGTGACCAGGCGGTCGGCCTCGTCGATGTGCGCGGCGATCTCGCGGCCGGAGAAGCCGGCGCGCTGCAGCAGCGGCACGGCGCTCTCCTCGGCGCCGTCGCCGGCGAGGATGACGGCGGCCATGCGCTCAGGGATGGAGCGGGGCCGTTCGCGACGAATGGGGGAGTGAAACATGGGTGCCCTCCAGCGGGTGAAACTGGAGGGCGATAGTGGTAGACGATTGTCTACCTGTCAAGACAAAGGTCTACAACTGCCGGACAGCTGTCGCAGCAACTAGTGCTGGCTGCGGCGGATGGCCTCAGCGAGTTGCTGGAGCATCATGGGCAGCTCGGCCGCCGAGATCCGCAATGCGACCGGCGCATGATCATGAAACTGAAAGAGGAACAGCCGGTCGGACGTCAGTGGATCGACGATGATCTCGATGATCGCCGGCCGCAGCGCCATCTGGCACATTTCGAGCGTCTGGTCGGCGCCGCTGTCGAGGCGGAGCGCCTGGCGGTTGATCATCAGGTTCGCCGCGTGCCGAATCTCTGCGAAAAACCCCGGCATGTCGGAGTAGGGCAGTTCGCAGCGAAACGGGGTCTGGTTGGTGAACAGCAGATCGAAGCTAGCCGCCTCGCCCTCCGGCGAGACGCTCGCCCTTAGGTCTATCAGCCGCTCGGCGGGGGTCCTGCTGGTTTCCAGGACGTGGGCGCCCGGCCCGCCAAAATTGTCGTAGGACATAGTGAAGCCTCCCTCGATTGCGGCGGCTTCTCGGGCCCTTCTCCTCCTGCCACTTAGCGGGAGTCCCCATTAGGGGCACCGAAACAAGCCGCTTCCCGCAAAGGCTGCCGCCGGAGGGGGTGAAGGTTCAAAGCTGGAATGGTGAATATCCCCGGAAACACCGGCGCGCCCTTAACCAGCGGTTAACGCCGCTACTAACTCTGGATGTTTCGCTTCTCGAGTCGCCGCTCGATCATCGCCTCGAGGTCACCATAGAGGTCGTCAAAGTCGTCCTGCGGGAGCAGCTTCATCTTACGGTCGAGGCTACGCATCGGCTCCCGCGGGCCCACGCCATCCAGCAGCCACTGGGCGTTCACGCCGAGCGCCTCGGCGATCGCCATAGAGAATTTCGACCGCTCGCTGCTGCGCTCCTCCAGCTTCTGGAGGGTCGTCCAGTGAGCCTTTGCGCCGAACTTCTTCATCCGGTCGGCGAGGTCGCGATGGCTGATGCCAAGCTCCTCGCGCACCTCTCGAATTCTGTCGCCCATGGTCGCCATGACCGTAGACAATAGTCCGCAGGAGAGAGACGCGGGTCTACTCCTCACTTGACGAAGATGGAGACACATGTCTACATCGCCCCATGACTGACAACCAGATTGACATGCTCGGGCCTCTGATCGAGGCGGTGGAATGCGCAGGGGGGCAAGCCGCCTTGGCATCGAAAGTCAATGAAGTTCAGTTGCCTATGCCCGCCGTCGAACCCAAGACGCGGGGCCATGTGTCCACATGGAAGCGTCGTGGTGCATGTCCGCCCAATATGGTTCTGCGAATCGAGGCGGTCACTGGCATCTCGCGCCATCAGCTGCGGCCAGACGTGTTCGGCCATGAGCCGATTTCCTATCCCGCCACGGCGGCGCGGGAGGCAGCGGAATGATCCGGGCGGGATCAATGGCTGCGCCGGCGGAGCGCGCGGTTCATGTTCCGGGACAGATGCCTGGCAGGATCGCAGGGGATGACTATCCGCGCCATAAGTCGGCGCTCCGTCACTCCGTCGACCGCTTGCAGCTCCACCCAGCCGGAGATGTGCACCATGCCTTCCCGCACTTCGAAGGCCGCTCCGGTGCAGAACAGGCAAGGCACGCCCACCTCTTCGACCAGGGGCGCTGGTTCCCGGCTCCCATCTCTACCCATCACCTAATCCTCCCTTTGTCCGTCACCCAGGCGGCGGACCGGGGCGGGTGCGAAGCTAGTCAGCCGCTCGCCCGCCCCAACTTCTCGGTCGGCAATTCCTGGCGTATCCTCCTCCCTCGCCAGGGCGCTGCCGTCCGTGCCTGCCCGCACGGCCGTTTCCTCCTCCCTCGGCCCAGCGGTTTCCTGAACTCGGTGGGGAAACGTGCCGCTGCAAGGCGCTTCCCCACCATTCTTTCCAGAGTTCAGCAGCGCCGCTTCCGCGACCCGGAGGTCGATCAGCGCGCGTCTGAGGCGCGGCGTCACCGGAATTTGCATGATAGAGCCCCCACGGCTTCGGGAATCGACTTTCTGTCACACCCGGCGCCGGAGGGTCATCGGGTAGCGCGCGAGGCCGATACGCCATGACTGCGCGCCAGCTTCCACGCTCCGAGTACAACGGCCTCAAGACGGTTTTCCGCGAGCTGGTGCGGCGCCTCGGTGGCACCACGCATGCCGCATCGCTGACCCGGGTGCGGCAGCAGGAAGTCTCGAACTACGGTTCGCTTGAGGCCGAGTACGCCGAGCGCTTCGCGCCGATCGACATCATCGCCGATCTCGAGTCCGAAGTGGGACCGGTAGTCACCCGCGAGCTCGCGCGCCTCAGCAATCACATCCTGGTGCCGATGCCGGCGGTGGTGCGGAGCAATTCCCCGCTGGGGCGCATCACCGGGAAGGCGATGAAGGAAACCGCCGAAGTCTTCGTGCGGATCGGCGCCGTCCTCGACGACGAAAAAATCACCCAGGCCGAGCGCGTGGCGTTCCGTCGCGAGATTCAGGAGGCGATGACCGCCCTGGCCGCGCTCGACCTGCAGGTCGAAGCCGAGAGCAGGGGGGGCGAATGATCGGACAGGACGGACGGGAATACGTCTCCGTGACCGTGGCCAAGAGCCGGGCCTTCGCGGCCGCCTGCCTCACCGAGTGGCAGCAGCTGGACGGCAGGGATCGCAGCGACTGGTTGCGGCGCAAGGCGATCAACGTGCCGGCCGAGGTCGTGCCGGCGGCACGGGCACGACTGGAAAAGCGGAAGGCCACTGCGTCGCACTAGTGCGGCCAGGGCGAACGGGGGCGAAGGGGCGGATGGGCAAGGGAACAGACGCGGCACGGGCCGCCGGGGCAGCAGCGCACGCCGCCGTGCTGGACGACTTCAAGGATCAACTGCTGATCACGCTGCTCAAGCGCCTCAAGGCACGGGGCGACGACCTCATCATTCCGGCGGCTGAAGTCGACGACACGGGCAGCGACCTCGTCTCCTTCAGAATCGCCGGCGGTGCCTTTCACTTCACGATTGCGAGGAAGCATTGACCGACCTTCCCGCCCTCGCCGAACCGCCTGGCAACCTCAGCCGTTACGAGCGCGCCGTGTACTGGCTCGACCAGGCGGTGCGGGTCGACGAAGTGCTGTCGGTGCGCAACGAAGCGGAGCAGCTGAAGGTCGCGGGCCGGCAGGCGAAGGACCGTTCGCTCACCGCCAACGCGGTCGAGCTGCAGCTGCGGTCCGAGCGGCGCCTGGGCGAGATGCTGATCCGGGCCAAGGAAGCCGGCCAGCTGGTGGCGCGCCGCCCGGGCCGCGAGGGTAACCGTTCCGAGGGGGAACACTTAGACGATTCCGGCTCCGGCCCAGGCCGACCGCTGCGCGTCACCCTCGCTGACGTCGGCATCGACCGCAAGCTCTCGATGAATGCCCAGCAGCTGGCGCGGAAGGCCGCGCCGCTGTTCGAGCAGGTGATCGCCGAGGCCCGGGCCAAGATCGAGGCGGGCCGGGCGATCGTCGTCAATCCGCTGAAGGAACTGAACACTGCCGACAAGAAGCTCCGGCGGCGGATCCGTGAGGCGCAGCTGGCGCACAAGCAGAAGGCGCTGCCGGACCGGCTCTACGGCGTGATCTACGCGGATCCGGAGTGGAGGTTCGAAACCTATTCGGAAGCCGGCCTCGACCGCGCGGCCGACAACCACTACCCGACCTCGGACCTTGCCACCATCAAGGCGCGGCCGGTGGGGACGCTGGCGGCGCCCGATTGCGTGCTGTTCCTCTGGGCGACGGCGCCGATGCTGCCGCAGGCGCTCGAGGTCATGCGGTTCTGGGGCTTCGAGTACAAGTCGCAGTTCGTCTGGGACAAGCTCGAGGAAGGCACCGGCTACTGGAACCGCAACCGGCACGAGCTGCTGTTGGTGGGGACGCGCGGCAATGTGCCGGCGCCGGCGCCGGGCACACAATGGCCATCGGTCATCGCATCACGCCCGGGCGCCCACAGCGAAAAGCCCGATTGGGCCCATGAGCTGATCGAGAGCTACTTCCCCAACCTGCCGAAGATCGAGCTCAACGCTCGACGGCTGCGGCCGGGGTGGGATGCCTGGGGGCTCGAGGCCCCGGAAGCCGATGTATTGGAGATGCGGACGGGCGGAATGCCCTCCGAGCAGCTGCCCGGGGAGAAACCCGGCGCGAATGGCGGTGCGGCGCCCAGCAGCGAAACCGCGACCGCGGGGGAGGGCGCACCCTCTCCCGCACCTATTCCGACGGTCCAGCGACCGGCTGAAGCGGCCCATGTAGCGTCTGTGGTCGGCCACGAAAGTGGCGTAGCCAGCGGGGGTACACGCGCTTTACCGTCCGTCGAGAACGCGGGGGAGGAGGCTATCGACCTCCCGGCTTCCCCCGCACCCAATGCCCTGGGCGACGCCAATACCATCATCCGCGACGGCTATGCCGCCAACACCCCGCTCGCCGACCTGGCCGCCGCCACCGGGCTCTCTGAAAACGCGGTGAAGCAGCGCGCCAAGCGCATGGGCCTCGGCAGCCGCGAGCGGCAGAAGCTGATGTCGGCAGCTGCGAACCGGCGGCGGGCGTCATGAGCGCCGGCCGCCCACCCTCTAACGACAACCTCAACAGAAGGAGCTCCACCGTGACCACTCTTAGGCTGAGAAGCTGGACCGCAAAGCGCTCAGGCGCCCGCATGACCATCGTCGCGACATTGCCGGATGGTCGGGAGGAGCGGCTCAGTGTCGATGCGATCGAGGTTTCGAACGGCGGTACCGTCGCCATCGACAGGAAACTCGGCAGCACCCGCCGCCTCGAGCTGGTGGAGGGTCAGTCATGAACCGCGCCCAACTCAACGCGCTGCTGGCGACGCACCCTTCGAACAAGACGGCGCCACTGCCATACATCGTTCCGAAGGACTCTCCGAAACCCGCTGCCGTTCAGGAGCTGGCGCCGGGTGCGGTGCATATCGGACAGTCCACCGACAATGGCGGTCCGGTCGGTTTCGACCTCGGAAAGCTGATCGAGGGGCGGCTGCTGATCCAGGGCAACAGCGGCGCCGGCAAGTCGATGCTGCTGCGGCGGCTGTTCGAGCAGGCCTTCGGTCGCATTCAGCAGGTGCTGGTCGACCCGGACGGCGAATTCTCAACGCTTGCCGATCACTTCGACGTCGCCGTGGTGACGGCGGCCGACGCGCTCCGGATCGGGGGCAGGGCGTTTGCCCTGCACCTGCGGGAACACCGCTACAGCGTCGTCCTCGACCTCTCCGACGCCACGTCTGAAGAGCGGCTGCAGCTGGTCGCCGACCTGGCGGCGGGGCTGATCGCGGCGCCGGAGCTGCACTGGCATCCGCTGCTGGTGCTGATCGACGAAGCACAGACGATGGCGCCGCACTACGACACCGGCGACGTCGAGGCCGATACGCGCAAGCAGGCGATCGCCGCCCTGGCTGACCTGATGGGGCGCGGCCGCAAGCGCGGGCTGTGCGGCGTCATCGCGACGCAGCGATTGGCCGAGACGTCGAAGGCGGTGGTCTCGAAGGCGACGAACATCGTCGTCGGCCGCACCATCTTCGATCGCGACCTTGAACGGGCCGGGGCCCTGCTGGGCTTTACGCTCGGGCACAGCCGGGCGCTCCGCAGCCTCGGCGACGGCGAATTCCTCGGCATCGGGCCGGCCATCGCCGGGCCGCGCCGGGTGCGCTTCCGCGCGGGCCCCGTGCAGTCACGGCACAAGGGTGCGGCGCCGGAGGTCGTTGCCCCACCGAGGATTTCCGCCAGTGCCGCCGCAGCGCTGCTGCAGCAGGTGCCCACCTCGGAAACGCAGGTGGAGCAGCCGCGGAAGGGCCGGCGCGGCCGAGGGTGGGACCGCCGCGAGGACGAGATCATTGCCGAGGGCTACCGCGAGAAGCTGGAGGTTCGAGAGATCGTCGATCGGCTCGAGGCATCCGGCTTCCGGCGTCGATCGGTCAGCGGGGTTTCGGGGCGGGCCAGGGACCTCGGCCTCAGGAGCGAGCGGGCGAAGTCAAACTGGTCGGACGCGGAAGACCAGATCATCGCCGATGGCTATGCCCGCGAGGTGAAGATCGCGGACATAGTCACGCTCCTCGCGGAGGCTGGCTTCGATCGGGGCCGGGTGGCCGTGCAGATGCGGGCGATTGGGCTCGGCATTACGCGGGACCGGGTGAACTACTGGACGGAGCCCGAGAAAGCGATCGCCGTCGCTGGGCTCGAGGCAGGGAAGCCGTACCGTGAAATACTCGAGGACCTCCGGCAGGCGGGCTTCCACCGCGGGCTGACCGGCATCTTCAAGTTCGCCCAGAAGAACAACTACTGCCGGGCTGCCGACTCGTGGACGGCGGCGGATATCGAGACACTGCGGCTGCGCTACGAGGCGAAGGTGCCGGTGAAGGAGATCGCGGCCGAACTCGGCAAGACCGAAGCCGGCATCCGGACGAAGGCCAGCCTCCTCGGCTACAAGCAGCGGGTCCCCTGGTCGGAGGCCGAGCGTCAGATCCTCATCGACGGCTGCGCCGCCGGCGAGCTGCTGATCCACGTCGCGGCGAAGATCGGGCGGCCCTATCCCAATGTCGCCGCCGAGGCCAAGCGCATGGAACTGAGCTTCAGGCGCGTTGCCCGGCCGGAGGCCAGCGATCCCCGGCCTGTTGCCAACGCCTCATCTTCTCACCGAGCCGGCGCGTAGCGCGCGGCAGAAAGGGATTCTCCCATGAAAGTCACAGTCGCAACGCAGGTGAACCTCTCGGACCTCGACCACGACCCGGTCATCCTCGCGATGCCCGGCCAGGAGGCGCGGCTCACCCAGCTCGACGATCTCCTCGCCTCGATCCCGGAACACGGGCTGTTGCAGAGCCTGAAAGTTCGGCTGGCTGCCGGCGCCACCCGGTACCTGGTCACCGCGGGCAACCGCCGGCTCGCGGCCCTGCGGCGGCTGTGCGACCAGAAGGCCCTGATCCGCGGCGAGGAAGTGAACGGCCGCTATCCGGTGGCCGTCGTCATCAGCGAGGAGAGCGATGACGCGGCGCGCGAACAAGCCGTCGCCGAGAACATCCAGCGGGTGCCGCCGACGACGTCGGCCGAGGTACGGCTGTTCGCCGAACTCGCGCGGCATGCCTCCAACAAGGACGTCGCTGCGCGCTTCGGGGTGACCGAGAAGCGCGTGCAGCAGCGGCTGAAGCTCGCGACGTTGCATCCGGACGTGCTCGAGGCACTGGATGCAGGCAAGATCACGATGGCGGCGGCGCAGGCCTTCACGGTCGAGGCGGAGCCGGAGAAGCAGGCTGCCTATCTCAAGGAGGCCAGGGCCAGCTGGGAACTCGAGCCGCGCCAGATCCGGCAGGCCTTCACGCAGCAGCTCGTTGCCGGCAGCAGCCCGGTGGCGCAGCTGATCGGAAAGACGGCCTACCTCGCCGCCGGCGGGCAGATCCTCGGCGACGAGTTCGACGACAAGTCAGCCTGGTGGATCAGCCAGGACGTGATCGACCGGCTGATCGCGGCGCACTGGGTAGAACAGAAGGCGGCGTGGCTGGCGGAGGGCTGGCTCTTCGTCGAGACCGCCGACGAGTTCGGCACCGACCAGTGGGGCGGCCACAAGGCGCTGTCGTACACCACCACGAAGCTGCGGCCGGAGCCGGGCGAGTTGAACCCGGAACGAGCCGCCATGGTGGCGGCGCTCGAGCGCAAGATTGCGGACCTCAAGGAGAAGCACCCCCGTATTCGAGACGACTACGAAGGCGAGGACGAGGCCGAGTGGACTGAGGAGGAAGAGGCCGCCTGGAATGAGGCCAGCGAGCTACAGCTCGAGCGCGAGGGCGTCATCGAGAAGGCCCCGAAAGTCTTCTCGGCCGAGCAGCGCAAGCTCTCCGGCGTCGTCTACTGGCCCGACGGCTCCCGGGAGCCGCTGCTGGGGGTGGTGCGGCCTGGTACCAAACTGCCGGGGGAATCCGGCAGTGCGTCCGGCAAGCCGGCGCCGACGCTCGCGGATCCCGGGTCGAACGTCGCCTCGAGCCTTAATGAGACGATGACCTCGGCGCTGCAGGCAACGGTGGCGGCGGATTCCGATATCGCACTGCAGCTGCTGGTCGCGACGCTTCTGACCAAGATGCGGCACAGCGGCTATCCCCGCCTCAACATCGATGTGCGTCCGGTGGGGGTTGTGCCGCCGGACAAGACGTCGACCTTCGCGAAGGAGCTGGCGCGCGTGCAGGGGACCACGCGATCGGCGCTAATGGGCGAGTTGGCGGCGCTCGTGGCGGACCTCGTCGACGTCCGCGGTTTCAACACCGGCCGCCACGAGGACACGGCGGCGCTGATCGACTTCCTCGATCCGGATGTGCAGCCGAAGTTTGACGCCGACAACTATTTCAGGGGCGTCACTAAGGCGCTGGTCGCCCTGGCCTGGGGCGAGATGACCGGCGAGCCGATGCGGGACGCCAAGAAGGGTGAGATGGCGGCCGACGCCGCTGCCAGGGCCCGGGAGACCGGCTGGCTACCGCCGCAACTGCGCACCCGGAGCTATGTCGGCCCCGGTGCGACCGTGCTCGAGCAGCGGCTGGAGGCGGCGGAATGAGCCATCTGCGCCCCGAGACCCTGCTCAAGCGCTTCGAGCGCCGGCAGCGGGTCTTCGACCTGCACGAGCGCGGGCACCAGCCGAGCGATATCGGCCGACGTGTCGGCCTTCGCGCCGAGTCGGTGCGCACCATTCTGCGCGAGGCGGGGCTGGGCAAGGGGCCGATGCCCTACATCGCCAACAGCGTCGATGGCGTCTGGGGCTTGAGCGAGTCGGCGCGCAAGCAGGCCTTCCGCGATCGTGAGAAAGCGGGGGCAGCGGCCACGCTGTCACAGAGTGTGTTCGACTGAATAGCAACCGGCGCCGGGGGCGCCAGAACGGAAGGACCAAAATGCCGAGACAACCCATCATTCAGATGCTGCGCGACGCCGATCGCGGGCGGCTGATCGCCGACATGCAGGATGGCGTGTCGAAAATCGTCGACGCGATCGAGAACGCCCGGGGCAGCGGTACCGGGGAACTGACGCTCAAGATCAAGATCAAGAGCAAGTCGGAAGGGACCTACACCATCGTGCCCTCCCTGACGGTGAAGGTGCCGGAAGCTCCGCGCGCCGAGATGATCACCTTCCTCGATGAGACCTCGGGCGAGCTGGTCCGGCGCGACCCGCGCCAGCCCGATCTGCCGGCCGTGGTCGAGGCGGATTTCCGCAACGGCCAGGGCCGCGCATCCGACGACCAGTAACGCGTTCTTCCGCCCCCGTTCGGCAGGTGCCGGCGGGGTGTCCACCCAGAGCACAGCACAGGAGGGCCGCATGGCCAAGACGACAGAGAACAGGGCGGGGGCGCCCATTCTGGACGAGGGGTTTCTCGGCGAGGTCGCCCAGATCCTCGCAATCGGCGAAGACCGGGCGGTGCGGCCGCCGGTGGTGAACCCCGACGGATCCATCACTCACTTCGTGGCCGAGGGGATGCGCGCTCACACGGTGCCGGCGCTCGACCCCGCATTGCCGACCTTCGTCACCCAGTCGGAGACGATGATCGAGCCGAAGTCCTTCACCGACTACATCGTCCAGTTCAAATCCCCCACCGCCATCTGCCGCGCCTCGCTGGGGCAGAACAGCATCGTCGCCGTGCTCGACTATCATGGTCGCGCCCGCGAGGGCGGCGATGTAGCCGTTCCGGGGCGGGGAGCGCACGTCGCGACGCTGAAATGCCCCTTCGATGTCGACTATGCGAAGTGGCGGGCCGTGTTCGGCAAGTTCCTCGATCAGCAGAAGATGGTCGAGTTCATCGAGGAGATGATCCACACCATCGCGGAGCCCGCCGCGGCGGACCTGCTCGAGGCGATGGGCGACATCGAGATCGAGCGCGTGGTGAGGTTCAAGTCCGCCCGCAACGACCGGAACGGCAACATCAAGTTCGCCTACGAGGAACAGGACGATTCCGGCACCACCCGGGGTGGCGAATACAGCCTGCCCGAGCACGTGGTCATCGTGGTGCCGATCTTCCAGGGCGGCAACCCGGTCTCGCTGACCGCCAAGCTGCGTCACCGGATGGACAAGGGCGAGCTGACCCTCGGGCTGGCGGTGCCCGGCATCGAAAATCTGGAGCGCGAGGCCTTTCGCTCGATCGGCGAGTCGGTGCGCGAGCAGACCAGCACGCCCGTCTTCTACGTCGCCTGACGGCGTCGAACTGTCGCGCCGCGCGCCCGGGGAAAGGGTGCGCGGCGTGCGTGTATGGGGGAAATGGGGCAAATGGCCGATAACACCGGAATTGAGTGGACCGACGCCACCTGGAATCCGCTCCGCGGCTGCAGCCGCGTCTCGGAGGGCTGCCGGCACTGCTATGCCGAGGGGGTAGCAGCGAGGTTCTCCGGGCTGGGACAGCCGTATGAGGGACTGGCAAGGTTCGTCGTCACGAAGACGGCCGCGGCTGGCAAGACAACCCAGTTGCCTCCGCGCCGGGAGGCCCGCTGGACGGGCAAGATTGCGTTCGCCGGCGAAGCGGTGCTGACCCAGCCGCTACGTTGGAAGCGGCCGCGCAAGATCTTCGTCAACTCGATGTCGGACCTGTTCCACGAGTCGGTGCCCGATGAGTGGATCGACCGCATCTTCGCGGTGATGGCGCTCTGCCCGCAGCACACCTTCCAGGTGCTGACGAAGCGGCCGGAGCGGATGCGGGCATACATGCTCGAGCGTTGGCAACCCGCACCGGCGCAGCGCTTCGAGTTCGGCGGCGACGTTTTCGACGTGCCGGCCGAGACAGTGGGTGAGGGGCGTAGGGACCAGGTCGAGCGCGAATGCGAGGGGTTCATCCGCGAGTTCAAGCTCGACGACACCGAACGTGCGGAGCTGTGGGATGAGCAGGACCGGCTGAAGATCATGCAGTGGGCGTGGCCCCTCCCCAACGTCTGGCTCGGCACTTCTGTCGAGGATCAGGTCACTGCCGACACGCGCATTCCCTACCTGCTGCAAACGCCGGCGGCGGTGCGGTTTATCTCGGCCGAGCCGCTGCTGGGGCAGCTGAACCTTTCCGCCTTCGTCGCACCCGCGATGCACATCAACGGCAATCCCTCACCTGAGGGCCTCGCCAGCATCGTAGCAATGGCGAAGGCCGCCGCGATCGCGCATGGCGGCGTCTTCCTCGACTGGGTGATCGTCGGCGGCGAGAGCGGCCCCGGCGCCCGGCCGATGCACCCGGATTGGGCGCGCGAACTGCGTGATCAGTGCGCTGCCGCCGGCGTCGCCTTCCTGTTCAAGCAGTGGGGGGAGTGGGCGCCTGGCGAGTGCGCCAGCCGTGCGCCGGCGCGAACCGAGCAGGCCGCGAGCTATTACGACGACGGCTGGTCGTTTGAGACGGTAACCGTCCGCATGAGTCAGGAAATGCACCGCGACGATGAGCCGGACGTGTGGCGCTTGGGCAAAAAGCAGGCCGGTCGGACCCTCGATGGCGTCGAGCACAACGGCTTTCCGGAGGTACGCGCCTGATGCGCGGCTTCCTCGATGAGGATCGGCACCCGAACGCCCCGCGCGATGCGCACGAGAGCGAGATGCTGACGCTGGTGGTCAACCTGCACCGCACGCGCCCGCTCTCGGTGCAGGTGTCCAACACCGGCGAGGGTGATGTCCGGGTGTGGCTGCCGAAGTCGGTGATCGAGATCGAGCCGGTCGCCCTGGGCTCGACGCTGCGGATCCGCGTGCCGCGCTGGCTGGCCCTGCGCGAGGGGCTGACGACCGCGGCCGATGACCGGCAGGGGAGCCTGCTGTGAGCGCCCGCGAGAAACTCCCCGCCCGCCGTTATTCCGAGAGCTTCGATGTCGAGTTCCCGCCGAGCACGGGCAAGCTCTACGCCGTCACCATCGGCTGCTACCCCGACGGGCGGATCGGTGAGGTCTTCCTCTCCTCCTACCAGAAGGTCGGCAGCCAGGCGGACATGGCAGCGCGTGACCTTGCGCTGCTGATCTCGATCGCGCTGCAGCACGGCGCTCCGCTCGAGGTGATGGCCAGCGCCGCTACCAAGGATGCCGAAAGCCGCCAGGAAGGCCTCGCCGGCGTGGTGCTCGAGCAGCTGCTGGCCTGGCGGCCGGAGGTGCCGGCATGACCCTCGGTGAGTTGCACTTCCTGCTCGAACGCCTGGCTGCCGCCGGCTGCAGCGCCGATCAGCTGGTCGCGGCCGCGCGGGCGGCGCGCGACTGGAAGGTTGAGCAGGAGCTCCTGCGCGCGGTGCGGAGGGCGCTGGCGCCTGAAACCGCTGTGTCGCCCGCGCAACAGCGGCCCGCCTCTCCGGCGCCGAAGATGAATGAGGCGGACTCGGGAGTCCGGGTCGTTCATGTTCCGATGGACGGCGCGGCGACCGCTTCGGGGGGCGGGCCCAAATCCGTCGCCAGGGCGGCGCTACTGATGATGCCGGGCCTATCGCCGGCGGCGCGCAAGGTCGGTGGAAGGCTGATCGAGCGCTACAATCTCACTTCCGGACGCTGCGACCCGAGCACAGCCGGGCTCGCCGAGGACCTTGATCTTACGATGAGATCGGTCCGGCGGGCGGTGGCGGAGCTGGTTCACGCGGGCCTCTTCCGGCGGGTCATCCATGGCGGCTATTCGCATCGCAACGCCTATGTTCCGACGTGGGCTGCACTGCGCGCCGCGGCCGTAGCCTCAGAGGTTGCCGGGCCGAAGATGAACGAGGCGGACTCTGCTCCGACCCGGACTCTGCGGTCCGCCGACCCGGACGAAAGAGTCCGCCAAAACCTGAGAAGGAAACCCATCGGAGAGTCCAGTGGTGGTGGCAGGCACCGCGCGAAGCCGCCGGACAGCCGGCAGCGCGAGTTCCTCTACCCGGTGTCTGGTGGCGGCGGCATGGCCATGGGGGATGCAGCCCGCGGTGCGGCGCAAAGCCGTGTCTGGGCCGCCACCCATGCTCACCTCAAGTCTCTCGGCAAGGACAGCTATGTCACCCTCCTCAGCGAGGTGGACGACGCCACTCTGCAGCGTGCGGTGGACGCCGAGCTGCGTCATCGGGGCTCCGGTCTCCAGGCGCTGCTGATCGCGCTGAACGATCCGCGCGCCCCGCCGACAGCAGCGAGCGGGTGAGATCGGGAATGGCTGGGGATGAAGGGGTGCAAAGGCGATGACGGTGCGCGAGAAGCGGGACATTGAGGACCTGGTGGAGTGGGCGCTGATGCACCAGGTGCCGGGCCTTGGCCTGGTGGGCGGCGGCGGGGATGCCTGGGGCCAGCTTGCCGCGCTGGGCACGCGGGTGCAGACCTCGCGCTATGGCACACCACCTCCATCGGCCGCCGAGGATGGCGATGTCGCCATGGTGCTGCAGGCCATCTGCGGCCTTCCCGACGAAGCCGCGGCCCTGGTCGTTCGCTACGGGAAGACGGGCCGTCGTCCGGAAGGCGCCGATATCGGCGATCCGGTGCCGCGCCAGCTGCGAGAGCGCAACGGGCGCCTGTGCTGGGAGTACGCCATCCCCGGGAACAATCGCAGTCCGCGCGTCGGGCCGATGCTGGACATGCGCACCTGGTCGCGGGAGATGGAAATCGTCCGCTTCGACCGGGCGCAGTGGACGCTGTGGCGCGAAGCGCTCGCCTCAATGGTCGAGCCGTTGAACCAGCACCTGCGCACCCATCTGGCGACAGGGCCTGCAGCGCCAGAGACGCCCTGGGTGGGTGCGCCGCCAGCTGCCGCCGAGGCCGAGGACCTGCCGATCATCGACGATGAGGTCGAGCTGCAGGATCGTCAGCGGACGGTGGGGGAGGTCAGGGACGCTGCACAGGCGGCGGTGCAGAGCCGGGCCACCGACTGGACCGTGCCGAAGAAGGGCCGAGGCCCGCGCCGCCGGCGGCAACGAGACGATGCGCCGCCGAATCGCGGGGTGCAAAAGCCCCGGTCTGCTTGACTCGGGGTTGGAACTTGCGGCATGTGAGAGGCATCCCAATAGGGGAATCACACGCGCTGCGGCCAACCGGTCCGGCGCGTTTCTTTTTAACCGTTCCCGGATGGAACGGTTAGCCACCCAACAGTGAGGTCCGACCATGGTGCGTCTCTTCAGCCGCATGACTATCCTTGTCGTCTCGTCTCTCCTGCTGACCCTCGGTGCCCTGGCGCCGGCGGCGGCCGCAGCAACCTTCCTCCCCGACTTCCCGTATCCGGCGGCGATCGCTTTCGCCGACGACGCGCTGGCTCTCGATCGCCTCGGCCACCAGCTGCAGCTCGAAGGCGTTGAGCCAGAGAGTTCGGCGACGGTGGCCTTCGGTGAGCGTGCGCTGGCCCACCCGCGCTATTCCAACGGGCACTTCGGAGGCGTCGATCTGCAGCTGCAGATGTAGGGGGGTGTTGCTGGCGAGCCGCATCGGGTGCGGCTCGCCTCCTTCCTTCTCCAGCCCACCCCGCCGGGCGGGCTCGACAAGGAAAGTCCAAGGAAACCGGGCCTCTCAGGCCCTCAATGGGTCCTTCCCCGGGCCGTTCCGTATGCGGTGCGGCTGAGCGCGGGTGTTCGCTAGTTTCGCTGGAAATCGACAGGGTTGACGCCGTTGACAGACGAAGTTGCCACGGTTGACGGTGACGCTCGCCTCTGGGTGTCTCTCGCCGAAGCCGGCCGCAGACAGTCGCCACCGGTCAGCCGGGAGGCGGTGCGCAAGCGGGTTGCGAGCCTCGTTGCCGCTGGCCGGCTGGCGACCAAGCCGGGCGCACGCGGTGCGGTGCTGGTCAACCTGGTCGCGTATCTCCGCGCCGTGCGGGACGAGACCGATCCGGCGCAGGACCTGCGCAATGGGCGGGCGGCGCCGCAGCTCGACGCTGGCGACGGCGAGGACGATGCCGGCGCTGACGACACGCAGCCCGGCGGCGGCGGGTACCACCAGTCGCGGGCGCTCCGCGAGTTGTACAACGCGGAGGGCGCGCGCCTCGATCTCGAGGAGCGCCTCGGTCGCATCGCCGATCGGGAGGACGTTGAGCACCGCACCATGCAGGTGTTTCGCATGGTGCGCGACCGGCTGCTGGGCATGCCGGCCGCGCTGTCCGAGCGGATAGCGGCGCAGCCCGATGCACGGGCCGTGCGGGCGTTGCTGCAGACCGAGATCCGGCGGACCCTCGCCAACCTCGCCGATGCGCTCGACCACATGGACGACGAGAGCCCGGACGGGCCTGAGGACCTGGTGGACGATGGCGACGCATGAGTTGCAGCGGGCGAGCGCCCGCCAGCTCAAGGCGAACGGCCGCGTCGTCTACCGCGGGGCCGCCGCCGGCATCCGGCCGGATCCGCAGGAACAGGTCTCGGTGTGGGCCGAGACGCACCGGGTTGTCCCTGAGGGGGGCTCGGTACCAGGTCCATGGCGCAACGAGGTGGCGCCCGAGCTCGTCGAGATCATGGACGTGCTGTCCTCGGATCATCCGAGCGAGCAGGTTGTTGTGATGAAGCCGAGCCAGTCCGGCGGCTCGGCCGTCGCCGAAAACTGGCTCGGCTTCATCATGCACCGCTCGCCCGGGCCGGCGATGTATGTCGGGCCGACGGTGAAGGCGGCGAAGGACTGGTACCAGGAGAAGCTCGGGCCGACGATCGCCGCGACCCCGGTGCTGTCGCCGATGAAAGGCGGCGTGGTTGCGCCGCAGCGCTCACGATCGGGCGAGGGAACAACCGCGGACCGGGTCCGCTTCAAGGGCGGGTATCTGTTGCTCGCCGGCGCCAACTCCGCGGCCTCCCTGCGGCAGCACTCGATCCGTTACATGGTCCGTGACGACCGCTCGGCCTGGACGGACAATGCCGACGGCGAGGGCGACCCGAAGGACCTGTCGGACGCCCGGCTGAAAACGTACCGTGTCTTCGGACTCGCCAAGGTGCTCGACGTCTCCTCGCCCAAGTTCGAAGGCGAGGACATCGATGCGGAGTATCAGCGCAGCGACATGCGCCGCTACTACATGGCCTGCAAGGGCTGCGGGACGCTGACCGACTGGGATTTCGAGGACCTGGTTCACAACGAGGCGCCGCCTTACCGGGCGCACGTCGTCTGCCCGTCCTGCGGGCAGCAGCATTTCGATGCCGACAAGCCGGAGATGAAGGCGCCGGAGAACGGAGCCTGCTGGATTCCGACGGCGCCCGACGCCAATGGCAAGGTGCCGCCGAAGTCGATACCGGCCGCTGAGCGCGATGCCTGGCGGTTCCGGGAGACCGGACGGTCGACCATCGTCGGCTTTGCGATGACGGGGGTGACCAGCACCTTCGAGCGCTGGGACAACCTGCTGGCGCGCCAGGCGGCGGCGGCGGACGATCCGGCCAAGATCCAGCCGTTCCAGAATTCGGACCTCGGGCGGCCCTACAAGCCGAAGACCGACGTCCCGGACTGGGAGACGCTGTCGGCGCGACGCGAGGGTGACTGGCAGCGTGGCCAGGCGCCGGCGGGGGTGCTGTATGTCACGCTGACCGCCGACGTGCAGGGGGACGGGATCTACTGGACCTATCAGGGATGGGGGCCGAACAAGCAGACCTGGCACCTCGATTACGGGTTCCTGCCGGGCACGACCGATGCGCCGCTCGAGGGGGCGTGGCCGAAACTGGACATCATCGCCGAGCGCGGCGTGCTGTTCGGTGGGGTGCGGATCGCCCCGGACAGGATCGGGGTCGACAGCGGCTACAACGCCGATGCGGTCTATGCTTGGGTGAAGCGGCGCCACAATGCGCTGGCACTGAAGGGCGAGGACGGCTGGTCGAAGCTGCCGATCTTCCGGTCGCAGTCGCCGGAGGTGAAGAAGTCGGGACTCAGCGCCGGCCGCGCCCGCAAGCACGGCATGCGGGTGTGGCTGGTCGGCACCTGGGGCATCAAGGGCGCCCTCATGGTCTATCTGGGCCGGGTGGCCAAGGAAGGCGACAGCGGCTTACCGAGCGGCCTCCAGCACTACCCGGCAAACGCCGAGCAGCTCTACTTCGAGCACCTGGTCAGCGAGTACGTCGCGACAGTCGAGAAGAACGGCGAGAAGCGCCGTGAATGGAAGGTCCGGGGGCCGAACCACTGGCTCGACTGCAACGTCTACGGCTGGGCACTCACGCACTATGTCGGCCTCTGGCAGTGGAGCGACGCGCAATGGGAACAGCGGGCGAAGGACCTGGCCGAGATGCTGAAGACGCCCGACGGTGACCTGTTCCAGGAGGGCACCATCTCCGCGCCGGCCGTCAATCCGGTGGTCGCCGATGACGAGCCTCCGCCGGGGCCGGCGGTGGCAGTGAACGCAAAGCCGAAGGCCAGCGGGCTCGACGCCCTCAAGCGCCTCAACCGATAGGAAACGCGCCAATGACGCTCGAAGAAATCGACGCGGCTCTGGTCGAGCTGCGGGCGGCCAAGCAGGCGCGACTGCTCGGCAACACCACCACCAAGGTCGGCTACAGCGACGGCAGCGCGGAGTTCGCCGTGTCGACACTGAGCGAGATCAATGGCGAGATCGCCCGCCTCGAGGTGGCGCGGTCGCGTCTAACGGGCTGCCGTTCGGGCCTCGGCCCCATCCGGCCCGGCTTCGGAGGCCGCCTGTGAGCAGCAAGCCCCGCGTTCGCGTCAGCGCCGGCGATGCTGCCGGTTCGTCGGCCCGCATGATGACCTATGGCAGGGGTCCGGCGCCGCGCAGTGCTTATGCCGCGGCCGACCAGGGCCATCAGTCGCTGGCCGGCTGGGTGCCGCCGATGCTGTCGGCGGACGCGGAGTGGCTGCGCGAGCGCGACGTCTCAATCGGCCGGGTCCGCGACCTCGAGCGCAACGAGGGCTGGGTCAGCGCCGGCATCGACCGTCAGGTCGACATGCTGGTGGGGGGTGCGCTCCGCGTCAATTCGAAGCCTGACGCTGAAGCGCTGGGCATTAGCCTGGCGGAGGCGCACGCGCTCGGCCGCCGCATCCAGTCGGCGTGGCGGGGGTGGGCCGACGACCCGATTTTCCGCTGCGACGCGGAACGCCAGCTCCCGTTCACGGGCCTTGCGGGCCTGGCGGCCCGCGAGTTCGTCGGGGTGGGCGAAAGCCTCTCGGTGCTCCGCTGGCGCGAGCGCGATGGCTGGGGCAGCCGCACTGCGGTCCAGCTCATCGACCCGGACCGCCTCTCCAATCCCAACGGCATGCCCGACAGCGAGACGCTGCGGGGCGGCGTCGAGAAGGACGAGGACGGCGCACCGATCGCTTATCATATCCGGCGCTCGCACCCTGCCGATGTCTTCGGGCTGACGACCGATCCTTTCAGCTGGGACCGCATCGAGCGCTGGGACCGGGTGGTGCCGGGCTGGGATCGCCCGAAGGTCCTGCATCTCTACGACAAGCGCCGCCCGGGGCAATCGCGCGGCGTCTCCAAGTTCGTCGCCGGCATCGTCAAGACCCGGATGCTGTCGCGCTACTCGGAATCCGAGGTGCGCACGGCCGCCATCAACGCCACCATTCTCGGATCGATCTACACCGAGCTCGGCGCTGACTACGCCGCAGAGCGGCTGGGCAATGACGGCGCCACGAACTGGGACGCGTTCAACGATCAACGGGCTGATTTCTATGCAGATCGGCGCGTCATGGAGGATGCGCGGTTCCTGACGATGTTCCCGTCGGATCGCCTCGAGCTCAATACCCAGCCGCGGCAGACGACGGGTTACCCGGCCTTCCAGACGTCGTTCCTGCAGGCCTTCGCCGCTTCTCTCGGCATCAGCTACGAGCAGCTGAGCATGGACTGGAGCCAGACCAACTATTCATCGGCCCGGGCGGCCCTAAACGAGGTGTGGCGCGGCATGATGCGGCTGCGGGCAATCCTGGTGTGGGGCTTTGCGCAGCCGATCTATGCGGCCTGGCTCGAGGATGCGATCGACACGGGACTTGTCGAGCTGCCGTCCGGCGCCCCTGATTTCTACGATGAACCGGCAGCGTACCTGCGGGCCGAATGGATTGGGCCGGGCCGCGGCTACATCGATCCGGTGAAGGAGGCTCAAGCGTCGACCCTGCGCCGCGACGGCCGGATCTCGACGCTCGAGCGCGAGGCGGCCGAGCAGGGCGGCGACTGGGAGATGGTGCTCGAGCAGCAGGCCCGGGAACGCGAAGAAATGATCCGGCTCGGTATCGCCGATCCGGAGACGGACGTCGGAATCGTCGCCCGCACGGATCTTCCCGACAACCGCGCCTCGAACTGAGCGCAGGAGAACATCGCAATGACGGATCTGGATCTGGCGCTACGGACGCCCGGTGGCATCGTGCTGCTCGAGCCCCGCCGCTGTTCGGCGCTCGTCGAGCGCAGCCTTACGTCGCAGCGGCCCGGTGGACTGGTCTCTGGAGCTCTCGGCATGCTCGGTCTCGGCCGCGGCCGGGCGGAGCGCTCCGAGCAGCCCGAGACTCTGGCGATGGCGCCCATCCGCTGGGCCAGCGACGTCGACTATGGCGACGGCTACTCGATCGTCGATGGCATCGCGGTCATCGATATCGAGGGAGTGCTGGCGCCGGACGGTTACTACGACTGGTGGGATGACGTCTGGGTCGGCGGCTATACGCAGATCGGCGCCGCCTACGCCGCTGCCCTCGAAGACGACCGGGTGCGCGGCATCTTTGCCCGCCTCAACTCCCCAGGCGGCTTGGTCGACGGGTGCTTCGACCTCTGCGACGAGCTCCGTGCCGGCAACGGCGCCAACGGCGGCAAGCCGTTTTGGGTCCATGCGCGAATGGCATGTTCCGCGGCCTATGCGATCGCGTCCTGTGCAGACAGGATCCTCGCGCCGGCGGAGGGCGATGTCGGCTCGATCGGCGTCGTCATCGTCCACACCGACATCAGCGGCTGGCTGGCGGAGACCGGCATCAAGGTCGAAGCCATTCAGTCGGCGCCGGGCAAGACCGACGGTGCCATGTGGAAGCCGCTCAGCGAGGAGGCCCGGGCCCACCTGCAGGGCGTCGTCGACCAGGTGGCGCGCCGGTTCACAGGCGCCGTCGAAGCCGGTCGTGGCCTGAGCGCCGAGCAGATCGTCGCCCTCGAGGCAAGATGGTTCCTCGCCGAGCATGACGATGCGGCGCGCTCCGGCCTGGCCCTCGGCCTGGTCGACGAGATCGCCACCGAACGCGCGGCCTTCGCCGCGTTTGCCGAATCCCTGTCCGAAACCACCGGGTCCGGCGCGCCGGCTGCGACAGGGACGACTGCGGCGAAGCCCGCCGCGCGCGCCAGCCAGCAGAAGGAGACAGAGATGTCGCTAGAAGACCAGATCGCGGCACTCCGGGCGAAGGCCTCCCGGGGTAACAAGGCCGCTCTCGCCCAGCTCAAGGCGCTCGGCGTCCGGGTTTCGGCCAAGGCCGAGGACGACGATGACGACGCCGCGGCCGAGGAGGACAAGGAAGAGGCCAAGGCCGAGGACGACGATGACGACGCCGCGGCCGAGGAGGACAAGGAAGAGGCCAAGGCCGAGGACGACGATGACGACGCCGCGGCCGAGGGTGACGATGACGACGACGACGAGCCAGCGGCGAAGGCCACCGGTTCCCGCGCCGGCTTCAAGCTCCTCGGCGCCAAGCAGGCCAAGGGTCGCGAGGACCTCGCCCGCAAGCTGGCCGAGAAGGTGAGCGCGAAGAAGCTCACCTATGGGGAGGCGAAGTCCATGCTGGCAGCCGCCCCGCGGAAGTCCCGTCTCGGCGACGCGATGCAGGGCCGTGACCGCAATCCCGGCAGCGATACCGGCGGCGGCAGCAAGGCATCCGCCGGCCTCGGCGCCGCGGTCGACCGGCTGAACGCCAAGCGGGCAGGCGGGCGCTAGGCGCGTCGCGACCCCAAACGGAGCGACCGGACAGGCCGCTCCGATCTACTTTCCGAGCAACCCAACGATAGGAGGCCGGCATGCCGCCGCGCTCTTTCTCGGTCAACGGCCCAAAGCTGCAGACCGCTCTTCTGAAGTACGAAGCCTTTCCCGACTTCACCCGCGAGTCCGAAGTGTTGCTCGCCGGCGACGGTGCCACCCGGGAAATCGAGATCGGTACTCCGCTCGGTCTTGGCGACTCCGGCGATCCGGAATCCGCCGCCGACGCCGGCAACGCCGGTGACGGCGTACTGACGCTCGCGGATCCTGCCGTCGGCGCCGGTGTGGTGCCGGGCATCTACTGGATCGTCGCCGCCACCGAAGCGGCGAACGGCGGCACCTTCCATGTCTTCGACCCTGCAGGCGCCAATATCGGCACCGCAACCGTCGGCGTCGCCTTCGATGACGTGGTCAAGTTCACGATCGCCGACGGCGCCGCCGATTTCGAGATCGGGGATACCTTCACGATCACGGTGCCGAAGGGCGTCAAGGCCAAAGCCTGGGACCCGGATGCAGTCGATGGCAGCCAGGTGTTCTGGGGCATCGCCCTTCAGCGCGCCACGGCCGCCGACGGCGTCGACGGTTCGGTGCTGGCGCTGGCCAGAGGCCCGGCCGTCGTCGCCAGCGACGGCCTGGTGCTGCCGGACGGCATTTCCGCCGACGAGCGCGCTGCGCTCTACGAGGCGATGGAAGCCAAGTCGATCGTGGTGCGGCTGAGCTAGCCGCACCCTCCCGCCAACGAATGCCCCGGGCCGCGTGAGCGGCCCTTTTCTTATCCAAGAAAGGAAGCCCGGCGATGGACCCGGAAGACTTCAATTTCCCCTATACCGCGACCGACCTCACTGAGCAGGTTAATCGCATCCCCAACAGCTATGGCCTGATCCGAGCCATGGGTCTGTTCGACATGGAAGGCGTCATCTCCACCATCGTCGAAATCCGGATCGAGGACGGCGTGCTGCGCGTGCTGCCGGCCAAGGATCGCGGTGCACCGGGCACGCCCGGCGGGCGCGAGACCGGCAACACCATCTTCATGGAGGTGCCGCACTTCCCCGACCTCGACCTGATCACACCGCAGGACATCCAGAACCTGATGATCCTGGTCGGCCGTACCAAGAAGCCGGCGACGCTCGCCGACGAGATGGCCAAGCGCCTCCGCAAGATCCGCAACAACCATGACATCACCCTCGAGTACCTGCGGATGTCAGCCCTCAAGGGTCTGATCAAGGATGGCAACGGGCAGACCCTCTACGACCTCTACGAGGTGTTCGGCCAGACCAAGAAGACGGTGGACTTCAAGCTCGGAACGGATACCACCGACGTCATCGCCAAGTGCGCCGAGGTGTTCGAGCACATCGCCACCAACCTCAAGGGCGAGACCATGTCCGGCGTCGAGGTGCTGGTCGACAACGGCTTCTTCAGCGCCTTCATCCAGCATCCGAAGGTCGAGAAGTACTGGACCTCGAACCAGCAGGGCGTCGTCGCCATCGCCCAAGCCGAGCGTGAGAATCTCGGCGGTCAGTGGGGCCGGGTGTTCGACTTCCAGAACATCCGCTTTCGCGAGTACTACGGCTCGGCGCCGGTCCGCAACGCCAACAATGAAGTGGTCAACGAGCGCTTCATCGAGGCGAAGCACGGCCATGCCTTCCCGGTCGGGACCATGGACACCTTCAAGACCTGGTTCGCCCCGGCCAACGACGTGCGCTTCGTCAACACCGTCGGTCAGGACATCTACATCTCGCCCGAAATCCTGAAGCACGGCGCCGGCATCGAGCTCAAGTCCGAGTCGAACCCGCTGCCGATCGCCAAGCGCCCGGAAGTGCTGGTCGAGATTTCCTCGAGCGACTGAGCCCTGCCGCAGCCTACGGACCCGCGCACCCAGACTGTGCGGGTCCGGATACGGCGACAGCCGCTCGCAACCCACCCAGGAGGTGACGGAAATGGACGACCTGAAGACGATCAAGGGCATCGGCAAGGCCACCGAAAAGCAGCTCCATGCGGCCGGCGTCACGAGCTTTGCGCAACTCGCCGGTGCCGATGCCGCGGCCCTGAGGCTGAAGGCGGGGTTCAAGGCGATCCACGACGTCGAGGGCTGGATTGCGGCGGCGGCCGTCGGCGCTGCCGCTTCGTCGCCGCCCGCGTCGCGTTCCGCCGGCAAGCCCGCGACCGGAGCCGCAGCTGTGTCCGTTGTGCTGCTGGCGGACGGCGAGCATGGCCGGAAGGGCGAGACAGTCAGCATCCCCGGCGACCAGGCGCGGGCGCTACGGTCGGCCAAAGCGGCCCGCCGCATGACTCTGGCCGACCTCAAGCGCTGATGCGTCGCGACCTGGTCGAGCGCGTGTTGGATGCGGCACGCGAGCGACTGTTCGAGGACGTCGCGGTGAAGGTGGGGGCTGCCGCACCGGTGACGGCGGAGAAGGCGATATCGGGCATCATTCCGGCGACGGAGCGCTTCGAGCTGCAGGGGCAGAACCTGCGCGCCGCCACGCATGTCACGCGCGGCCTCAAGGCGGCGCTGCCGGCCCTGGCATCGGGGCATCTGCTAATCGATGCCGACGGCACCTATCGCGTGATCGATATCGAGCCGGTCGGCGACGGCCGCTTCGAAATCGCGATCGCGCTGACCAAGGTCGCCTGAGATGCGGTTCGTCGCGGCGCTGACGGGCGACCTCGAGAAGGTGATGGCGGAGGAGGCGGCGGCGGGAAAGCTTGCCGTCACCCGCGGCGTCATGCGGACGACGGGCGACCTGCAGAAGGACCTCCGCGGCCAGGTGATGGCCACCATGGGTTCGGTGAAGGTCGCGAATGCCTGGCGCAGCGCCACCGATCCTCGGCTGCCGACGATGTCGTTCGGCGCCGCCGGCCGGGTCTGGTCGAATGCGCCGCACATCATCGATGCCTTCTCGGCGGCACGGGCCGTGCGGAGCCCGAACGGGTTCTTTCTGGCAATCCCGTCGCCGGACGCGCCGCGGGAGTACATGCGCCGGCGGGTCTCGCCAAGCAACTGGAACGACGAGCGGTACGGCCCGCTGCGCTTCGTCTATCGGCGGGGCGCGGCCTCGCTGCTGGTGGTCGATGCGGTCAAGCGCAACAAGGCCGGCCAGGTTGGGCGGCGCCTGAAGGATGGCGGCCGCACCAAGTCGGGCGGCTATCGGAAGGGATGGAGCACAGTGGTCATGTTCTTCCTCGTGCCGTTCGTGCGGCTGCCCAAGCTCTGGGACCCGCAGGCGCTGTACGAACGCGTGCCGGCGCAGATGGCCGACAACATCATTGCTGCCTGGGGCGAGCAATGACCAAGCGGGAGCCCATTCTCGACGCGCTGGCCACCGTGCTGCAGGTGCCGCGCAACGAACCTCTCGGCGACGTCGTCGGCACCTTCGCCACTCTGCTCGACGGGGCGGCCGAGGAGACCGACGAGTTCTTCAACGTACCGATCTTCGAGTTCACCGCGCGACCGGTGCTGCTGATCGTGGTGCAGGCCGAGACCGGGCCGGAGCGCGACGCGGCGATCGAAGCGGCTGTCGAGCTTTATGCGGCGGCGATCGAAGCGGCCGCGCCGCTCGACGCCAATGTCACCGACGTCCGGGTGCTGCCGCCGGAGATGGCGCGCCAGGAGCTCTGGGGCGCGCTGCCGATGAAGGGCGCCGAAGTCACCATCGAAATCGACTACTGGGCTGACCGGGCGACCGGCTGAGCGAAAGGAAGGACACCTGCCATGACGAAACCCCGCGCAGTCGGCGCCGATGCCGTCAACCTGATCGGCTTCGAGACTACATATGGAATTCCGCCCGACGGCGGCGCCGGCGGCGTCTACTACCGCGTCCCGCTGCGGCAGTACGGCCTGTCGCCGGAACGGACCCCCGAAGAGGACCCCACCTGGAACCGCGGGACGCCGGACGCCGGCGACCCGGTGGAAGGTCCTGTCGTCGTCAACGATTCCATGACGCTGCCCATGTGCGCGCGCTCGATGGGTGTCGCACTGCGGGCGGTGCTGGGTGTCCCCGACAGCGATGAGACCGAGGTCGACAGCGGGATCTTCGAACATGTCTTTGCCTCGGGCGAGGACCTGCCGAGCTTTTCGAGCCAGACCGGCCATCCGAAGCTCACAGCGGCGAAGTGGCGCACCGTCCACGGCGTCAAGGCCGGCGGCATGAACTTCGACATGGCTCGGACCGGGCGCGCCCTGGTGGAGATCCCGCTGGTCGGCCAGGGGGAGATCAAGGATGGCACGGTCGGCGGATCGGCGACTGTGGCAGCCGATGCCGGCAACACCGGAAACGGCGTCCTGACGCTGGCCGATCCCGCGTTTGCCGCGGGCGCGGCCGCCGGCGACTATCGCGTCGTCTGCACCGCCGCCGCGGCGGGTGGCGGCACCTTCGAGGTGCTGGACACCGACGATGAGCAGATCGGTACCGTCGATGTCGGCGATGCCTTCGACGGGCCGGTCAAGTTCACGATCGCGGATGGCGCGGCCGACTTCGAGGTGGGTGACGAGTTCACAATCACGCTGCACCCGCTTGCGGCGCGTGATGCCGCCCCGATCATGCTGGCCTACCTGCCCTTCGACAATGCCCGCGGTGCGATCACGGTGGGTGGCGGGGCGATCGCCAACGTCACGGCGGCCAGGTTCAGCTTCTCGAACGCCCTCGAGGCCGTCGAGACGATCCGCGCCGATGGCATGATCGATGGCGTCGATGAAGGCGAGCGCATGGCGACCGGTACCGTCGATGTCCGCTTCGGCGCCGATACCACGCTCGAGGACCTGGCCGACGGCAAGACGCCGGCGGCGATGGAGCTCAGCTTCACTCTCCGGTCGCACCCCGGCTGGAGCCTCAAGTTCCAGCTGCCGCGGGTGTTCTTCTTCAACCCTAAGCTTCCGATCAACGGCCCGGGCGGCATCTCGCAGAGCTGGCAGTGGCGGGCGGCGCACGACACGACGCTTGGCTATCTCCTCGGCGTGGTGCTGACCAACGACGTCGAGAGCTACTGATGGAGCTGCTCGACACACAGAAGGCGGAGCCGCGCTGGCTCGAGCTCTATGACGGGGCGCGGGTTCTCGCGGCTCCCGGCGGCGCGGCAATGGTTTATGCCGCCCGGGCCCGGGCCGATGCCCTGGTGGTGACGCTCAAGGAAGCCGGCGAGGCCGTCACCAAGGCCGGCGGCGTGGTTTCGGGGCTGCCGGACCTCTCCGACCCGGCAGACGAACGGGGCGTCTGGGATGCCATGTTCGCGCTCTCTCTTGGCGAGCTGGCGATCGTCGACTGGGAGGGCGTGACCATCGATCGGAAGCCGGTGGCCTTCAAGCCCGAGCTGGTCACGCGCCTGCTGGGCGATACCCGCGCCGCCGACCTGTTCATTGCCCGGCAGATGGCGCGCCACAACGCCGCGGTCCGCGAGGGAAACGCCTAAGGGCCCTTGCCGAATGGCACTACGGCAAGGGCCGGGGACGAACCTACTGCGATGGCTGCGCCGCCGCCGGCGAGGCCTGTGCCACCACGAACCCCGGCCAGTGCGTCTACCACCAGGAGGCGCCCCGGACCGACGCCGGGCGCATGGCCTGGGGGTTGTTCCGGGCCGGTGCCCACCGGGTGCGGGTCACTTCCATGGGACAGGTGGTCGGCGTCGAAACTGACGCCATCCTGCGCCGCCTCGAGGCGGCCGGGATAGATACCGAAACAGCCGACGTGCTGGTCGCCGCGTGCGAGCGCGGCTTCCTGCTGGCGATGAGTGAGAAAGAAGGAGGGCCGGAAGCGTGAAGAGCAAAGAAGTCGGCATTCGCCTCTCCGTCAAGGACAAGGAAGTCGTCGAGCGGGCGCTCAAGGATATCGGCCGCGAGGGGCAGGATGCATTGCGCGCCATTGAGCGTTCGGGGCGGCCGGCAAGCCACGCGCTGCGCGCCGTGAACGATGGCGCCGCGAATGCTCGGAAGACGCTGACGGGACTGAACGGTGTGGCGCGGCTGGTGCGCACCAGCCTCGTTGGCATCGGCGTCGGACTTGCGAGCGGGCTCAGCGTAGGTGCCATCCGCGACGTCGCCCGCAGCGTGGCGGAGATTGGCGACGCCGCGCGCCGGGCCGGTCTCGACGTCAAGAGCTTCCAGGAGCTCAAGTACGTCGCCGAACAGAACCGCCTCGGCGTCGACAGTCTCACGGACGGCATGAAAGAGCTGCAGCTGCGCGCAGATCAGTTCATTGCCACCGGCGGCGGCAGTGCAGCCGAGGCGTTCCAGCGGCTAGGCTATTCGGCCGACGAACTGAAAGCGAAGCTGAAGGACCCCTCGGAGCTGTTCACGGAGATCATCGGCAAGCTCGGCGAACTCGACCGCGCGGCCGCCATCCGCATCGCCGACGAGATCTTCGGCGGCACTGGCGGGGAGCGGTTCGTGCAGCTGATCGAACAAGGTGCCGACGGCATCCGCCAGACCATCGACGAGGCCCACCGGCTGGGCGCCGTCATGTCGGAGGAGATGATCGATCGGGCCGACGAGCTGGACCGGAAGTTCCAGGCCGTCGCGACCACGGTGGGGACAGCCCTGCATCGGGCGATCCTCGAGGCAGCGGGAGCGCTCTACGACTTTATGGAGCGCTTCGAATCCTTCGATCAGCAGTCTAAGGCGGGGCTGGATGCGCGGCTGAAGGAGGCCGGGCGCAACCGAGTGCGGCTGGAAAACCAGATCCTGCAGAACCAGTCCAAGCTTCGCACCGGCAATCTCGGTGTTCTCGATACCCGGGAGGGGCTGGAGCTTGGCATTAGGCGCGCCCAGGACGGCCTGGCGCAGCTGGCGGAAATGGAGCGCCAGATACTCGACGAGCTCAATAGTCGCCCCGATCCCATCGATATCACCGTACCAGGCGGTGGCGGTGGCGGCATCACGCCGCCGGACAAGAAGGCGATCGCCGCAGCGGACCGCGAGCGCGAGAAGATCGAGGGCGTGATCCGGGCGCTGCGGGACGAACTGGCGGCGATCGGCGCGACGGAGGAGGAGAAGCGCCTCCTCAATGAGCTGCGGCGCGCCGGCGTGGAGGCCGCCTCGGCCGAAGGCCAGACGATCAAGGGGCTGGTCGAGCAGATCGCCGCCGAGGAAACGGCGCTGAAGCAGGTCGAGGACGTCCTCGACAATGTCGGCGATACGGCGCGCGACGTCTTCGGCGGCATTGTTTCCGATATTCGGGCAGGCAAGGACGCCACCGAGGCCTGGGACAACGCGCTGGGCAAGGTCCTCGACAAGATGTTCTCAACCGGGCTCGACACGGGCATCGGCGCCTTCACCGAGCTGCTCGCCGGCGCGTTCCGGCCCGGCGCCGGTGCCACCGGCGGGACCTTCGGCAATGGCCTCTGGGGCTCCGCCATCTTCGGCCAGGCGCATTCGGGGTGGCAGGTGGGGCGGGGTGCCGCACCGCAGTCTCGCCGGCTGTCGGCGGCGAGTACTGCCAGCCTGCCACGCCGGCACATGGGCGGCCTCAACGCCGATGAGCAGCTGGTGGTGGCGCGGCGGGACGAGGGCATCTTCACGCCCCGGCAGATGGACAACGCCGATGGCCTGATCGCCGCCCTGATGCGCAACCTCGAGCACAGCCGTTCCGATGGCGGGGGCCGTCCGCTGCGCGTCGAGCTGGTCAACCGCAATGGCGAGGGCAAGCAGGTCGAGGAAGCGACGATGCGGCAGGAAGGCGGCGTGGATATCGCGCGGCTGATCATCGGCACCGTCAACGGTGCCGCGGCCGAGGGCAAACTCGGCACTGTAGAGCAGGTCTATGGCCTGCGCCGGCGGGGCCTCTAGATGGAGACCTGGCCCGAAGCCGTGCCCTCGGAGCCGCTCGCCGGCACCTTCCAGGCGCTGCCGTTCCGTGAGCCGGACCGGACCGACATGGAGGACGGGTCGCGGCGTGGCCGGCGGTCGACGACGAAGAACATTGCCACGCTGACCTTCACCGTCCGCATGAGCAACGCCGCCTTTGACGTCTTCAAGGCCTGGGTGCGCGACGACCTGGTCGACGGGGTGCTGGAGTTCACGATGCCGGTGTGGACCGGCTCCGGCTTTGCAGAGCGCACCTGCAGCTTCCGCGAGCGCTACGCCGACGACGCCGGCCATGGCCTGCGGCACCGGGTGCGCCTCGTGCTCGACGTCGAGGACTATTGATGCCGGACTGGAGCGCAGCGCTGGCCGAGGCCTACGCCTCGGCGCCGGTCGACGAGTACGTGGTGCATACGCTGGAGCTGCTGCACCCGCAGTTCGTCGATGCCGAGGACAATGCCGATTCCATCCGCGTCGCGCTCGACGATCGCGCCTGGGACCTGACCTATGAGGCGGACGCGCCGCTGTTTGCCGGTCAGACAAAGACCTTCGTGCCGCTCGCCATGCAGCTGAGCCTGCCCGAGCAGTCCGAGAGCAGCTTCGGCTCGCTGAAGATCACGCTCGACAACGTGCCGCGCAGCATCTGGCCGAAGCTGCAGGCGGCGGCGCGGGTGCGGGCGTCGGCGCAGGTCATCTATCGGGAATGGGTGGCGCTGCGCGATACGGAAACCGGCGTCTACGCCACCAGTGGGCCGCCGGACATGATCATCAACCAGCTCACAATGCGGGTGGTCAGCGTCTCGGTACTGCGACTCGAAGGAACCGCCACCTTCGTCGACCTGCTCAACAAGGGGTTCCCGCGGCGCAGCTTCAGCCGCGACGGCTTCCCCGGCCTCTTCGGGGGTGCGTAATGACGGCTAAGCCTTCCGAGTTGGAACAGTTAAGTGTAGGCGAGGGCCGGCTCTCAGTCATCAACGCCCTGATCGGCCGGCCATATCGGCTGGGCGCCCAGGGACCGGAGGCCTTCGACTGCTACGGCGCCGCGCGGGCGCTGCAGGCGGGGCTCTTCGGGCGCGAGATGCCGGAGTTCACGATGCCGGGCGCGGCGGGCCGATCGGCGATCGCCGCGGCCATTGCCGTTCATCCCGAGCGCGGACGCTGGCGCGAGGTGCCGCGGCCTGAGGACGGAGCGCTGGTGACCATGGCGCGCAACCTCTGCGGCTATCACCTCGGCACTTGGCTGCGCGAGGACGGCGGCATCATCGTCCACTCCATCGAAAACTGCGGCGTCGTTGCCGACACGATTTCCACCCTCGAAGCGATCGGCTGGCGCCGGTTCCGCTTCCACCTCCCGGCCGAGGCCTTGCCGATCCAATGAATGTGAATCTCCCCATCAACCCGGCCGGCGGCCGAGCGGTGCTGCTTACCGGTCCGTTCGGCGCGCCCGAGCTCGAGCTTGCGCTCGAGCGGCCGATGACGGTCGCAGAGGTGATCGAGATTCACGGCCTGCAGTTCCGGCTGCCGACGATCGCCGTCATGGAAGGCGAGCCGGTGCTGCGCGGCTGCTGGGCCGTGCGCGTGGTGCGCCCGGGCGAGGTGCTGGCGTTCGTCGCAGTGCCCCGTGGTGGGGGCGGCGATGGCGGCAATACCGGCAAGCAGATCGCCGCCCTGCTGGCGGCGGTCGCCCTGTCGATCGCGGCGCCCATGATCGGCGCTGCCGTGTTCGGCGCCGGGACCATTGGCGCTGCCGTCTTCTCGGCGGCGCTGCTCGCCGGCGGCTCGCTGTTGCTCAATACGCTGTTCCAGCCGCCGCAGGTGCCCGAGGAGACGAAGGAGAACGTCTACTCGGTGAATGCCGCCGGCAACCAGGCGACGCCGCTGGAGCCGATCCCGGCGCTTTACGGGCGCCTGCGCTATCCGCCGCGCTTCGCCTCTCGGCCGTACTCGGAATATGCCGGCAACGACCAGTACCTCTACCAGTTGTTTGCGGCGACGGTCGGCACCGCCGAAATCGAGAAGATCGAGATCGGCGAAACCGAAGCCTGGAACAGCGTCGACGGCTATTCCGATAGCTTCTCCGACCTCGAGTTCGAGATCGTGCAGCCGGGAGACGATGTAACGCTGTTCCCGGCCAACGTCGTCACGTCCCAAGAGGTGGCTGGCCAGCAGGTTCCCGACCCGTCCGACGTCCTCGGGCCGTTCGTTGTTAACATCGCCGGTACCGAGATTGACCGCATCGCCGTCGACTTCGCATTCCCGGGGGGGTTGTGGCGCGCGAAGGACAGGGGCGTCGCCTCGAACTCGATCTCGCTGCGCGCCCAGTACCGCAAAATCGACAATGATGGCGCGCCGGTCGGCAGTTGGACCAACATCTTCTCCTCCAGCATCTCGGCCGCCACCCGCACCCCGCAGCGAATGACCCGGGCGGCGGACGTGGCGCCGGGGCGCTACGAGGTGCAGTTCCTTGCCAACGAAGCCTTCGACGATGATGACGGCACCGCGGTCAACGGCTGCGTCTGGACCGGGCTCCGCGGCTATCTGACCGGCTTCGTGACGCCGCCGGGCTGTACCTTGCTCGCCATGAAGGTGCGGGCGAGCGAGCAGCTCAGCCAGTTCTCCTCGAGCCAAATCCGGATCACCGCCACCCGGCACCTGCCGGTCTGGGATGGGGATGAATGGACCCTGCAGGCCACCCGCTCCATCGCCTGGGCGGCCGCGGACCTGCTGATGAACTCGGATCATTCCATCGGGCTCACCGAATCCCAGTTCGACCTCGATGCCCTCGCCGCGCTCGCCGCCACCTGGGCCGGTCGCGGGGACACCTTCAACGCCCTTTTCGACCGCACCTGGACCCTTGCCGAGGCCCTGCGGGCGGTGCTGCGGGCAGGGCGGGCGCAACCGGTACGTGTGGGCGGCCGCATCGGCTTCGTGCGACTCGAGCCGAAGGCGATCAAGCGCGCGACGTTTACGCCGCGGAACGTGGTGCGCGGCAGCTTCCAGCACCGCCTGGTGCTGTTCGATGAGGAGAAGCCGGACAGCGTCGCCGTCGGCTTCATCGACGAAACCACATGGCAGCAGCGCGAGGTCATCGCCTCGCTGGCCGCGATCGGCGCCGAGCAACCGCAGAAGCTCGAGGCATTTGGCATCACCGATCACGATCAGGCCTGGCGTGAGGGGGTGACCGAGGCGGCGGTCAATGCCTACCAGCGCGAGTTCGTCGGGTTCACGGCGGACTGGGAGGGTAAGCTGCTGGTGCGGGGGGACCCGATCCTCGTCATGCACCCCTTCATCGAAGGGGTGGAGACGGCCGCGCTCGCCGGGCGCGCCGGCGACGTGCTCACTATCGATCGGGATCCTGTGCAGGACATCACGGGGGCGGCCTATGTCATCCTCCGCGGAAAGGATGGCGCGGAATGGGGGCCCTGCCTGGTCGAGACGACCAATGGGCGCGAGCTCACCCTCGATGCCGCCGACCGCGCAGCCGTCGAGGGCGACATGGGCTCGCTTGCCAGCATCCTGCCCTCAGCCCGAGCGGAGCCGGCGCATGTACTGATCTGCGACGGCGAAACCCGGCCCTTCAACGGCCTCCTGGTCTCGGCGGTGCCGAATGCCGCCGGCAAGGTAGAGATAATGGCCGTGGTCGATGCGCCAGAGGTCTACCTCGCCGACGGCACGGAGGTCATGCCCTCTCCCTGGACGCCGCCGACGCTGCCGCCGGCGGTGCCGCTGCGGCCGGTGGTGCTGGGACTGTATGCCGAACTTCGGCCCGCCGTCGCCGGCCTAGAGCTCGACGCCATGTGGTTGCCGGCGCCGGGCGCCAGCGGCGGCTACGTCGCCGAGGTGAGTTATGACGGCGAGGTGACCTGGACCCCAGTCTACGCCGGCAACGCCAACCGCTTCACCGTGTCGGTGCTGCCGCAGATCCTTACCCTTCGGGTCGCGGCGATCGGTAACTTACAAGGCCCATGGAGTATTCGGGAGTTCGTGGCCGGCGAGCTGCCGGACATCCGCATCACAGGCAACTACATTTTCTACCCGATCAACCTTGCCGCCCTCGACGCCGACATTGCGGCTTGGCAGCAGCGTGCCGGCCAGAGCATCCGCGATCTTCGCGAGGGCCTGCAGCGCAACTCGCTCATGGTCATCAACCAGGCCAGCCAGAACCGGCTGGACCGGCAGACCCTACGCCAGGAGCTGCGCAGCGAGATCGACGACAACACGGCGGCGTGGACGCTGGAAGTCGATACGCTGGCGACGGCCGACGCGGCGATTGTCACCCGCGTGGAGTCGCTGGAGGCAGAGCTCGGTGAATATGCCACGATCGAAGCGCTCGACCTGCTCAGCGCCTCGGTCACCGAACTCGACGGCGAGGTGACGGCGACCGCCACGGCGCTGACGACGCTGCAGGGGGAGATTGGCTATTCAGGGGGTGCTGCTACCTTCCGCATGGACCTGACTGGCACACCATCTGCAGGCTGGACCGCCAGCGGTGCGCTGCAGTTCAGCGTGGCCGGCGAGACCATGCGGTCGACGGGCATCTACTTCGAGGCCACCGCCGCCCTCGCTCGCACCATCCTAGATGGCGACCAGATAGTCGTTCGTGCCGGCGGTACGGTGGCGGCTGTGTTCAAAGCCGGCACGACTTTCATTGATAACGCCCGCATCGCCAATCTTACCTCGGACTCCATCAACGTTGAGGAAATTGTGGGCTCCAGCGCCTTCCTCGACAACCTGGTCGTTGGCTCTGCTCAAATCGATGAGCTCAGCGTCAACACCATCCACATTGTTGACGGCGCGGTTACCACCGTTGTGTACGCAGTAGAGCCGGCGAATTCAGACCTTAATTCCGGCGAGAACGTTTATGTTGAGCTAGCTTTCCCCACCTACCTAAGTGGATCTGTAATTCTGATCCTGAACGGAAGCACTGTTAACCCCGGATCAGGGAACGTAACTGCGAGACTCTACAGAAGAGATAACAGCACAAGTTCTCAGACCCTTCTAAGGACTGATGATTACGATGGCGATGACGGATCGCTACAAAAGATGGATTTCACATATGTAGACATCCCGCCGGCCGCTGGTTACTATACCTACCGACTTAGGCTTACATCCAATACTGCCGTATCCGGGTACGGTTACAGTGAGTTGCGATTCGTCGGCACGAACGCAAGCAAATAGGGGGAATGGGGTTGTATCTTTTCACCACCTACGACCTCGCAACAGGGCTCACCAAGCGGCACAAGGCGGTCTCTCATTCTGAGATTGTCGCGGCTCAGGTCGGCGATGGCGAAGGCGTCGTTTCTGGGCATGTAGTCGGCAGGGTAGTGGATGGCGAGATAGTGCCCCTTGCCCACGAAGAGAACTCGCGGCCCTCCAAGGGGCACGGTGGCTAACAGGACGACACTTCGCCGTGCTTGAGCAACTCGTCGCAGTCGCGTGACGGCCCGAAGAAGGCCGGCCCGATCGACTGCGGCGTCGGCTCCGCCAGCCGCGCCTCAGTCCGTGCTCGCTGCTCGGGCGTCATGTTCGCCATGCACCCGCTCAGAAGTAATGCCGCTGCGACGATGGCGCCTGTCCTGACTGCATTCATCGTTGGTCCTCCCGATCCGCTAGCCCCCACTCAACGCCACGCGCATAGCACGAGAAGCAAAGATGTCCAAAAAGCCCGATGCCCCGGCTCAGCTTCAGCTGTCAGCCGTCTCTGAAGAGTTCGCTGCCATGGCCGATTTCTTCCGGCAGCGCAGCCTGCTCCGTGCCTCCGAGGTGGATCAGCTGCGGCGCGAGCTCGCCGCCCGCGAGAGCGACGCCGCCCCACCCGCACCAGCCAAGGATGAGAACTGATGGGCGGCTACTATACCGACGGCACGGTCACCTCCGCCGGCGCCGTCATCACCGGCACCGGTACCGCCTGGGTGACAGATGCCATCCGTGCCGGCGACAAGTTCGGCATTCCAGCGCAGGGGCTATGGGTGCCGATCACCAGCGTCGACAGCGAGACGCAGATCACGATCGAGGCGGCCTGGCCGGGAACGGCCCTCGCCGGCGCCACCTACGCCATTGAGCGCCTGCCGGACCTGACGCGCTCGCTCGAGGCAACGGAAGCGTTGATCGCGCTGCTGGGCAACGGCAACCTTGAAGCCGAGGCCGGGCTGACCGGCGCTGCCGACAAGCTACCGTATTACACCGGAGCGGGGACCAAGGCGCTGGCCGACTTAAAGGCGGGGCCACGGTCGCTGCTCGGAGTGACAGCAGCAGCCGATAAAGCTGCCTACTTCACCGGTGCCAGCGCGGCGGCCCTGTTCACCCTGACCGCCTTCGCGCGCACCCTGCTCGACGACGCCGATGCGGCGACGGCACGGGGCACGCTCGGGCTCGTCATCGGCAGCGACGTGCAAGCCCACGATGCGCTTCTCGCTGCCATCGCAGGTCTAACAACTGCGGCAGGCCGGTTCCCCCGATTTTCCGGCGTGGATACGGTTGTCGCCCAGGCCATCGTGGGCACGGTCTCGCAGTTGGGCGGAACGCCCACCGGGGCCCTATTTGAGTATGGCAGCAACAGCAACGGCACATATTTGCGGCTACCTGATGGGACTCAGCTTTGCTTTGCCGTTGTTCCGGGAGCCAGCGGGACTGTGGTGTGGACCTATCCAGCCGCATTCTCAGGGGCACCAAATTTGCAGCTCACCTGCAATTCGAGTCCAAGCGACCAGCCCAGAATTGTTGGCCCCACATCAACCGGTTCGACGTCTGCTTCGATAGTGGCAATAACTTATGCAGGCAGCGCCTCCTCCATTTCCATAAACGCCGCAGCGATCGGAAGGTGGTTCTAATCATGAAAATCAATCTCGCTCCGCAGCGCCGCGACAACACCCTTGAGGTGTCCAAGGCGGGCGACGTGCTCACCATCAATGACGACGTTTTTGACCTCTCGGCAATCCCGGAGGGTGCCACACTCCCCGCAGACGCCATCGACTGCGAGTGGGTCAGCGGGGACATAACGCGCGTCAGCGGTGAACTGGAGCTGACGCTGATTCTGCCCCACGGTCCGAAGCCGCCGCAACATGTCGGCTTCCCCAACCCGATCATCGACCCACCCGACGGACTGATCATCCTGCCGGCAGAGGAGGCCGCCGATGCCTAACGTCGCAGTGGACCAGAGCAAGCTGGTTACCGCCGAGGACAAGGCGGCGATGCTGAGAGACGGCGCCAAGGCGTCCATTGTCGCAGCAATCGACGCCGCGACGACAGCCCTCCTCGCCCCCTATCCGCGCGCCGAGCGCATGAGCTTCGATGCCAAGGCGGCCGAGGCGCAAGCTGCCCTCGCCACCGATCCGGAGGCAATGGAGCTTGCGACCGTTCCCTTGCTTACCGTCGAATGCGCCGCGGAGCACGGAGGAGCGAACACCTCCACCCGACGTGGCCAGGTGGTCGCAAAGGCAATCGCCGTCAACGCCAAAGCCGCGGCATGGGGCGCGCTTGCGGCCGGCTTCAGCGGCGTTCGCCAGCGGGCCTTTGCGGCCCTCGATGCGGCCGAGGGCCGCGATGACGTTCAAGCGGCCCTCGATACGGCGCTGGCAGAAGTGGAGAGGATGGCCGAGGGGCAGAGCGGCGCCGCCTACTCCAGTGAGGCGACAACTATTGGCTGTGCCGGCCGGTCGGCGGTCACCATGTAGAGGCCCATCGCGAGCGTGCTGCAGGCGAGAACGATGTAGATCGCAGCGGCCTTTGCCATAGCTGTGCCTCCGGTAGCAGTCGCTGCCTCCTAAACGACGATTGGTCCCCCCAAGTTCCTCCGCCCTCGCCGGCGGGCCCTTCACGCCGCTCCATCCGGGGCGGCTTTTCTTTGGAGATCGCCGATGACCGATATCAAGACGCTGCAGCCTGAGGACCCCGAATGGCTGGTGGAAGCGTTCGCGCTCGAGGGCCTGACGGCGATCGTCGGCAGCAGGCACGAGGGCCAGGTCCTTGAGTTCTTTGCTGAGGCCGGCCACCCTTGGGTGAAGGACGACGAGACCGCGTGGTGTGCCGCCTTCGAGCACGCTATGCTCGGCCGCGCCGGCATCAAGGGGACCGGATCGCTCGCTGCCCGCTCGTATCTCGATTGGGGGCAGGAGGTGACGAAGCCGCAGCGCGGCGACGTTGTCGTGTTCAAGCGCGGCAACAGCGCCTGGCAGGGCCATGTCGCCTTCTACCTCGGCGAGGATAAGACGCACGTCTGGGTGATCGGCGGCAACCAGAGCAACGCCGTCACCGTCGCCCGCTACTCCAAGAAGTCGCTGCTGGGCTACAGGCGACCGCCGGCACCAGCAGTCACGCGCCCGGCTCGTCCTGCAGCCGCTCCCGCGGCCGATGCCGACCTGGTGCGGGCCGTGCAGGAGCAGCTGCTCGCGAAGGGCTACCCGGAGGTCGGCGAGGTCGACGGCATCTACGGCACCAAGACCCGAGGCGCAATCGTCGCTTTCGAGGCGGACAACGGCCTTCCGCTGACCGGCGAGCCGACCAAGGCGCTGCTCACCGAGATCCTCGCGGCCCCGAGGCGCCAACTGAGCCCTGAGCGCACCGCGGCGCCGCCCAAGGTTGTGCGCGAGAAGGTGCCAGAGGTGAAGGCCAACCACTTCGCCAAGCTCTGGGGCAAGGTCGCGGCCATCGGCGCAGCTGCCTACACCGCCATCATGGGCGTCGTCGGCGAGGTCGAGGGTGCGCAGGAAGCGCTGCAGCCACTTTTCAACCTCGCCGGCGACGTCCCCGCCTGGTTTTACGGTCTCGCCGTCGCCGGGGTGGCATTCTGGCTCTACCAGCGAGCCAAGGCGGGCGAGACTGCCGGAGTTGCCGCGTTCCAGTCGGGAGAGCGGCGATGAGTACGCTGGGGCCGCTGTTGTTCGGCACCGGCGCGCTGCTGGCTTTCGGCGCGCTGCTGGCCTGGGTGTGGTGGCGGCAGGTCTATGGCCCGCGTGGCGCCGATGACTATCCCCACGAGATCGGAGACGGATCGTGAGCGAGGTCAAGACTAAGCCGGTGCCTGCGAGACATTTCCCGAGCTATGAGCGGTTCGACGACGAACTGGTCGCCGGCAGCATCTTCGTCGCGCCAGTGGCCGAGGGTCAGCCGCAGGAGTTCTGGTACTGCTGCCCTTGCGGCTGCGGAATCACGGCTCCACTCAGGGTCGGTCGGGGATTCAAGCCCGCAGCCGGTCCGAGCTGGAACTGGAACGGCTCCCTTGAGGCGCCAACCCTCTATCCATCGGTGCATCACCAGGGCCATTGGCACGGCTGGCTCCGCAACGGCGTCTGGGAGAGCTGCTGATGATCGCGCAGCTCCTCGTCGGCTGGAAGCTGAAGGCCCTGATCGCCGCGGCGGGCCTGCTGCTCGCGGCCGGCATCTACCAGACCGGTGTCAACGCCGAACGCGCCCGAGGCGAGGCAGCCGAGCTTCGGGTGCAGATCCAGACGCTAGAGCGCGATCGCGAACTCGCGGAGCGGGCACGTGTCAGTGAAGCCAAGAAGGCGGCCGAGCTCGAGGCCGAAGTCCAAGAGAGAGAGGAGGCGCTCGATGCGCTACGTGAGACCCTTACGAACCGGCCTGAGGCTGACCGCTGCCCTGCTACCGACGCTGATCTTGATCTCCTGTACCAGCGCCGGCCGTAACGCCCGGGTGCTGCCCCGCCAGCTGCCGCTGGCGCCGGAATGGGCCGTGCCGGTAGCCGTGTCGCGGCCGCCTGCCGGCACCGACTGGATCGAGGTCGCAAAGCGCGAGCAGAACGGGCGCCTGGAGGCCAATGCTCGAATCGTGAAGTTCGGCACCTGGTACGAGGAGCGGCGGGCGGAATACGGGGCGCCGAGGTGACAGGGGCAGTTACGTGGGAGGCGGCCGCCTTCTTCTTCGGCGTCGTCTTCGTCGCCGGCGCGGGGGTCGCCGGGTTCCTCATCTGGGTCTACCGTCTCGTGGTGGGGCTGCGGCGAGACCAGCGGGTCGACGTCGTCAAGCTCGAGGAGCTAGTCAGGGAGCGCGACACCGTCGCCCAGCTCGAGCGGGAGCGGGCAAAACTCGTCGAGGAGGGGCTGCGCAAGATGATCACCGACCAGGCTCAGCACGTTGCCGAAACCTATGCCACCAAGGAAGGCGTCCAGGTGGGGCTCGGCCGGGTCGAGAAGTCGATCGACCGGCTGAGCGAGCAGGTCGGCAACGCCGTCGACCGGCTGAGCAACAGGCTCGACCGCTTCATGGAGCCGACGGCACCCGCGCCGCCGGCGCGCCGGCCGAGGGGCGGATAGGTGCGGCGGGCGGACATTGTGAATTGACTGCCATGGGGATTGGTGAGCTCATCAACCTTGAACTCCAAAGCGGCCCTGGTCTCACGTTTGTGGGGTCGGGGCTATTTTTCGAAGGTTGGGAAGCTGCGTAGGGTCGCGGCGGCGCCATTGGAGATCGGGTGGATCGCGGGGCGGTCACCACGACCCTACGGCCACATCCCTATCATTCCTTAGGTGACCATTTGCTGGGTAGTGTCTCAGTTTCAATTTTCGGGAACGTGAGATGCTAAATTGTTGGCCACAAAGCGGAAATGTTCTGGCATTCGGCGCCAATGTCATTCAGCCGCGCTTTTGTGGACTTCACGCCGGGGAACACTGTTCCGGACGCTACATCGATCAGCTGGCAGAAGGCTGGATTCACAATGCCGTCATAGCTCGCGACGTGAAGGCGGCAATACTCGTTGAGCGCTGCCGATACATATCCCGCGGACTCTTTGGAATGGGGGTGCGACTTCGAAAAATGCAGCTTGAACGCGCCCACCTGGGCCTTGCCCTTGGCGGTCGCCCGCAAGACAACCTCGGGGCGAACCGAAATCTCGACGCCGTGGTACGTCAGCTTCGCGGGGCTGTGGGCGCCAAGCTCCGGTTCTGCGCCCATGAGGTCGATATCGTCCAGCATCCCGTTGAAGCGCTCCAGCGCGTCGATGTTCGCATTAATGCGCCGCGCCGTCCCGATCTTCTCAGGCGTAAGCTGCTCCAGCGCGTGAAGCGCCTTGTCTATGGGAGACGTGTCGACGGCGCCACCGACCAGATACAGCGCCACCGCCTCTGCGGCTTCGCGATGGTACATGCCCATGTTGAATTCAGGATCGGGGTACTTCCGGTCGTGGAGAATTTTGCGCTGCCGGGCGCCACGACTGACGATGTATTCGCCCAGCTTGTTTACCGAAATTGATGGTTTGTTAACCATGCGAGAACACCTTAGTTAAAGGAGCCGAATCATGACCTTTCAAGCTATAGCCAGACTATCCAACAGGGAAAGCCTTTGTATTGGCGAGATAACAGCTAAAGAGGCAGACCTCGCGGCCGAGGAAAACCCGGCATTCGATGGGTACGGACTGTACCTCATTGCTGTGGACACTGAGGCTCCTAGCGCCCCGGGCCGCATCCTGGCGAAGTTTGCTTCGGACGAAGCGGCACAGACCTTGGCGCGCTTCTTCCGTTTCAATGGAGTGCTGGAGGCGGCCTAGCGGCGCGGCTTCCGTCGATCTGCCATTTCGACCGTCACGCTGTTGTTGATGTATTCGGCGCTCTCAATGGCCTTCGCCTGCTTGTAGCGAGCGGGCCGGTTCGGCTTTGCCGCAACAGCGTCGATCATGCCGACGATCCATTCCATGTCGTGCAGCGTGTCGCTGATCCCTGCTGCCATCGCCGGGGACATGCGCAGCGTCTTGTGCCACCGTGACAGATGCAT